GTCCACCTGGTTTTAGAACTCTCAAACACTCAATCCAAATGTCTATACTTGGAACATCATAATCCCACTTCTTGCCCATAAAAGATAAACCATAAGGAGGGTCAGTAACAATACTATCTACTGAATTGTCATCTAACTCTTTGAGTTTATCTAAGCAATCTTCATTGTATATCATAGCGTACCTGTTAATACATAATCATCTAAAGAAGCTCCATTAATAAAAAAAGTTTCAAATATATCTACTGCCTTCTCTACTTTTCTTTTGCCTTCTAAGTAAAATTCTTCTGAACAATCCCATACACCAATATCTAAACTTCCTTTGTCCATTACTAAGAATTTGAATTTTTCATATCCCACATTAAAGAGAGAACAATATAAATAACATTGGACATCATATCCATATTTCTTAGCAGCATAAGGAAAGCCTTTTATGTCTGTTGTAGTTTTTAAGTCTACTATTCTATCTTTTCCAAGAACATCTGCTTTACCTCTAAAAGGATAACCACATACATTTCCTATTGCAGGAACTTCAAACTCACAATCTGTTATTAGTTTAAGTGCGTGTTCATTTCTAAAGAATGCATCTGCTAACTTTTCAGCTTTATTCTTTTCTGACATTGTAAATACTTTACCGTGTTCCTCTTTAGCTAATTTATATGCCTTAGTATTCTTACTTGCAACATCTACAAATATCTGTGCATTAAAAACGTGTGGTTCTAATATAGCTGTATGAAATAACCACCCATCTCTTAAAGGTTGTGTTTCAGGATTACCATACTTTGTAACGTGCTTATAAGTCTTAGGACTTGATAATAATAGTTTTAGTGAAGAACTGCTTAAAGCTAATTTGTTTAGTTCTCCATAGTAGAAAGAATCATCATCCATTTTAGATAATAGTTCTTTATGCTCATAATTCTTACCGTCTAATAGTTGTATCATTTTCTAATAATTTTTCTGATTTTCTTGCTCTCTCTATTGCTCTTAGTTTATCTCCTTCTGCTATTTTTAATTTAAAGTCTAATACTTGTACCTCGTTTCTAAGACCTACTACAAACATATGCATCTCATTAACACATTTAATTAAGTTGCCTAATTCTTTAGTAGATTCATTATTTTCTTTTTTAGTATCGTATGCTTTAACAAGAGCTTGACCTATATAATTGAAGTTAGCTTCATATACTTGATTTTGGAATAATGTCATCAGTTAAGTATTATGCAACTAATAGTAGCTACGATTAATGCTATGAATCCTACTTTTAGAACATTAAATATCTGTTCTTCTTTTTCAGGACTTCTACCTTGATTTGATCTATATTGTCTTTTTTTCATAACTTGTTTTAGGTGTTCTTTTATAATCAAAACTAAATCTCTTTTCTATATTCTGTAAATTATCCTTATCTATAATTTGATTTTCTAAATCAATAATTTTATAATTATGCTCAACTAATAATTCTATTGCAGCATTTATTGATTTTACTTTTTCTCTAAAATGATTAAATATTTGATTTTCAAAAGCATTGTGATTATGTTTCATAATTTTGTTTTTAAAGTTATACAGGCTAATATAACTCTTTCTAAGTTATTAACAAAATTTAATTATATGACTCCCTATTTATAATACTTGCTTGTTGTTCTGTTAGAAGATATACAGGTTTAAGTAATCGTTTCTTAGTCCACATAGTAGTGTCAGGACAATACATCTCTACAGGTTCTGGCATTTCTAAATAGTTTAACCAATATAGATAGTTACCTTTAGGGTCTGATACAAAGTAGAGCTTTACTATTTCGGAATCCATACTAATTAACTGTTCATACTTATAAACCTCTAGCATCTTTTCTTTATAGTATTTATTCCTGAACTTCATTTCTATTACACAATCGTGACCTTTAGGAGTTTTACCAATAGCATCATAATGCTCAAAGCCATTACCTGCCCATTTTAAATCCCAAGTGTCCATATTAAGTATCTGAACTACTGCTTGTTCATATAGATGTATCTTACTGAGTCCCATTAGCGTAAATGTCATTTAATTGTTTTATCCACGCTATATATGTCTTAGGAGTACAGGAGCAGGGTAAATAATAGCTATGCTTATAATAGATGGAATGTAGTCGAGCAATTAACTCCTGTTCTTTTCTATCAATGCTTTTACCATTAGCAGATTTAAACTCTGTCCATTTGTCGTAATCTTCCTGACTAAACTTTTGTAATCCCATTTCTATCTATTTTAAATTTATTTAAAGCATCTTTTCTTTTATCACAGTTACATTTAGTTCCTTTTATACTATGGTAAGTTTCTACTAAGTATTTTATTCCTGTGTATGTCGTTATTAATTCTACTAAATTTCCTAGTTTCATTTTTTTATTGCTTTAAAATATTCTTGAACATTATTTAAGTTGTAACAAGATATTATTTCTTTATTATTTTTATATATTTTCCATTTTTTACCCCAATATCTACCAGATTCTGCAATCCAAGATTTTTGTTTTATAATATATTCTTTATAATGATATTCTTCTTTACTAATTTTTTTTAATTCTACTTTTTTACCTTTTTGTGAATTTACATAAAGTTCTCTATTAATATAAAAATAATCGTCTTTTTTCATAAATTATCTTTTAATTTCTGTTTTACTTTCTTGTAAGTATTGTATAAGCTGTAATAACTTATTTTACTTTTTCTTGATAGTTCACTTATGTTAGTGCCGTCTTCTATTATCTCAAATACTTTTTTATCGTACCAGTACATATCTTTAAGAATCTCCTGGAGCTTATTGTAGACCTCATCATAATTGTTATGGTCTATTTCAGTTACAGGTTCTATGTTTTCTAAACTAACTAATTTGACTTTACTTTTCTTTCTAATCAAATCTACATACAAACCTCTAAGTATTTTAAATACATAATAATAGTTTATCTCATCATTGTACATATAGTCAATACCTTTTTGAGTATTCTTTATTAGCAGAATATACATAGTTTGTACCAAATCTTCACATTCCTCTTTGTTTAAGCCACCAAAGGTTTGTACTATCTCTACCCATTGGTTATGTTTCTCATATGCTAATTCTACAGGAGTTTTCAAAATGGTAAGTTTATTTGTTCTGTAAGAGTTGGTGTTATAATATTATTACCATTTATTTGGAAACCTACATTGTTAAGTATTGATTTAAGTTTAATAGGTTCTGTTAATGGAGTAGGTCTTCCTCCTGTATCAATGTCTTTAACTTTTCTAACGTGTATATGGTTATACATCCAATCTGTAGGGTGTTGAGTATATCTGTGGATTACTAGAAACTCATCACTTCTATTAACAAACTTGCCTCCTCCTTCTACATCACTAGCCATTGGAGGAATAGGATGTCCTGCATACTCATCAGAATTAGAATGTTTCTTTCTTAATGATTCAGTAGCTGCGTGAGTATTTAACCATACTGATACATTATGAGTCTTGCAGAATAATCTTATTTCAGATGTTGCTTCATAGTCATAATCGTGAGAGTTAATACCTTTCAACATCTCTCTATCTTTCATTAAAGAGTTGTAAGGGTCTATAAGAAATCCGTGATAGTTCCAAGCCTTCTTAATACTTGTAGCTAATTCTAATAAGCTCTTATAAGTATGAAGCTCATTAGAGTCTACTATCTTAAATTGATTAAATACAAAACTCTTGTGCTTTACAAATTCTTCTTCAGGTATTTTGTTTATAGGTTTTGCTGCCAGGAATTCTATTAGTTTTCTAATAATACTATGTGCTTCATTCTCACTAGAAAATACAAGCCACCTAATATTATGCTTTAATGAATACAATAACATCATATATAAGATCACAGTAGTCTTACCTACATTAGCGTGACCTAAGCATACTAAAAAGTTACCTTGTTTAAATCTAAAGTATTCGTCTATTTCTGGAAATCCTAATGCTAAACCTTCTACTATCTTCCCTGACCTGATTTGTTGTAGTTTATCAATCTGTTGGTCAAAGTTTATTAGCATCTTAATTATCGTTTTCTATTTCTTTTTGCAAGTTAGCTAAAGCTCTCCAAGCTACCTTAGCTGAATGTCTCATACCATCACTATCAATCTTACCTGCTTCAATAAGATGTCTACTAAGAGCATCTAATTCATCTGTACTTTTATTTCTGTCCCAATGTAAAGGTAAATCAGGATGGTGTTGTTGATTACCAATATAAGAAACTTTTGCCACTTCTAATATAGCATCAGGAAAATAATTTAAAACCCCTGAATAAACAGGGGTCTTTTTTCTTTCTTCTGCAGTCATTAGAATGGTAAGTCATTATTTCTGTCAGGACTCTGTTGTGAAGCACTTACTTGTTCTACATCATCTTCTAACTTCCATCCCTCAATAGTATTAAATACTTTTACCTCTCCTTGTGGATTCTGCCATTCTCTACCTCTTAGGTTAATAGCAGTTCTAACAAAAGAACCTTCTGTAAAGTTGTCTAATAGATTTACTTTGTCTTGTAGAAACTCTACTTGTAATGTTTGAGGATATTTGTCATTAGTGACTAGCCACATAGTTCTAGTTCTAAAGTTTTTAGCACCTCTTGTTTGTGTACTATTGATCTTTTTAATTCTACCTGTAATTTCCATATTTATTATTTTAATATTTTGTTAAATTCATTTGTAAACTCTCTTATTTCTTCAATGTTTATCTTGCCAGAAGAAGCAAGTTCTATAGCTCCTTTAAATGCTACTTGTCTTAATATACTATTGTGAGTATCTAAAGGTTTAGATTGTGTATTAAGATTGTTTTGAGGTTTAGGATATACGATTTTTGCAGTATTGTACTGTTCATTTGTTACCTCGTATTCTATTTCCTGTCCTATTTTCTTTTTAAATTCTCCTCTTGCTAAAAAGCTATAAGAGTTTCCATTTGCTAATGATACTTGATACTTGTTAAAAGTTCCTGATGTGTTTGACCAAGTACCTTTTGGGTCGATATGTGTTATTTTACTTTTCATTTTATATATTCATCTACTATGTTAATTTCTAAATGTGCGTTTCTTACTTCTTGTTGTTTAATATGAAGTTCGTATTTTTCTATAATACTATCTTTCTCTTTAATGCTATTCTCTAATTTCTTGATCTTAGCATCACTCTCGTAGTAGTGCTTTCTTAATTGCTCTACCTCAGCTTTTAAAAGCCTTAATAAATCTTCTTTATGGGTCATATATAATTGTGTTTAATATATTGCTTCATTGCAATACTTTAGCAAGTTAATTAAAAAATGTTAATAAAACAAGTGCATAAAAAAAAAGGAGGAAAATTAATCCCTCCCTTCAAAACAAAACTATAAGACCTGCGAGAAACAGATTATGCTTACAAAGATAATTCTTTTTTCCTTTTATCTACTAATACTTTATATTTATTTATCATATCCTCTAAGTCTATATTAGAGAACTTTTTAATCTGTTTAGATTGTATAAGAAGTTGTTCTGGTAAGTCTTTACCATATTCTTTTTGGAGTTCTAAGCCATATTTATATTGTTCACCATATCTCATCACATTACAAGCATAGCATTGTACCTGGCAATTCAAAATCTCCCATCTTGTAGAATATGATTTTCTAGACATAAAATGTCCATTCTGCATTCCTGCACCTTTCCAATATGCTTTTTTGCCACAAGTATAGCAAGTTACTATGCCTTTCTTATTAGCTTTTCTAAGTCTTATATATTCAGAGAATATTGCATCTAATTTCTTTACAAGACTTTTGCGTGATACCTTTCTCATACACACTAAGATAT